AAGTAGACCAGTTAGGTTTTCCATATTCTAAAATTGAAACGGCAACAGATTGGAACACATTCACAGAACAAGGTGCTATTGAAATTAACTTTGATGGCGGTGCTAATAACCCACCACGTAGCCACAAACAAGGCATGCTAATCGTAATGAACTTTGGCAAAGGTGCAATGATTGACCAAACATTCCATGCGTTCAATGGTGAAACATACCACCGAATGTTTATGGCGAATACATGGAAAAGCTGGGGCAGAGTACAAACATCCTTGAATAGCCGATTGAAATTGTGGAGTGCTAATGGTGGAAATGAGGTGTATGTTGAATAATGCCTAACTTAAAAGTTAAGAAAGGGAACGATACACTAACATTTGAACTGACTGATAACTTGCGTGATGTAGGCGATAATCGACTACCAATAGTTATTAATGGGAAAACATACTATGCACGATTGGGCGGTGATAAAACCGCCCTTGTGGTGCAACGTACATCGAATGGTAACAAGAGTTATGTTCAAACAAGCCCTATTTTGTTTACTACTTGGAATTGGCAAAAGTACCCCACGGATATTAGGGGTACAGAAAAAATGTTTGTGTACTTGCCTAAAGGTAAATACAGGGCAACTGTTGATGGACAAAATAACAAAACAAAGGAATTTACAATAGCTACATCAACGGATATTGAAGTGAATGTTAGTTTAGAAAATAACACAGAGATTGCACCAAAAGCAACATTTAATATTAATGGATGGAGAGATTGGGTATACATCACTAGGCATTTGTTAAAAATCAAGATAGAACGAATTGGAGAGTAAGTATGATTGAAGTTTTTCTTCCACCTTTTATGGTAGAGGCTTTTAGTATAAATGAGTCGGTGAGAATATCACTAGCCATATTTACAAGTGTTGTATTGGTGTTTGTTGATACATTGTTGCGTGTCTTAGTTGAGGCACGCAATTTTAATTTGGCTACTAATAGAGAATTAACCATTAAGAATATGTTCCTTGCGATTATATGGCGAGGATGGGCGAGCGTTGAAGTTGATGGACACCAACGCAGATTTCTAGTAAGTGGAAAACTACGAGCGGATATGACTAAAAAATTAGTTAAATCTTATCCTTGGTTATTCCTTTTATCGTTCATTCTCTTAACACTACCTGATGTGGATATTCCTATGTTGGGTCGCATTGATGTGTTCTTGTCTACATTGTTGTACCTAGTACCTATCATGGTTGAGTTAGCATCTATTGTGGAGAATATGATTGAACTAGAATTTGTAGAAAGTGCATGGTTTAAGCGTGCAATGAAATTGGTTAAAGAGTTGATAGCGTTCGTTAAATCAATAAAGGATGCGATTAAATGAAAATTCATTATGAGGACACTATAACTTTAGTGGCACTTGCAGCCGCACTAATCATGACTATTTACTTAGAGCAAAAAGACTTGGCGAGTGTAATAGTTGGTGTATTAGGTGGTTATATCGGTGCTACTGGTGGTGTTAAGCGTTCCCAATATATGAATGGGGGCAGCAATGACAAAGAAAAGGAGTAATTAGAATGGCTGAATTAGGACAGTTGAGTGCTGAGTATGAAAGTAATGGAGATCCAGCGTGTGTATCTAGTGGCATCAATGATGCTGGCGGTATCTCTTATGGTACATATCAACTAGCAAGTAATTGTGGTAGTGTTGATGCATTTCTTGGTTGGGGGTTAAAACAAGGTGGCTTTTACACCGACTATGCAAGAGCCTTGATTGATAGTGGAGAAATCAATTCTGATGGCTTTATTGCTAAGTGGCAAGAACTAGGTACACTTGATGCGGTAGGTTTTGAAAAGATGCAGCATGATTACATCAAGTCCGCATACTACGATGTAGCGTGTGAGTATCTAAGACAAAATCTTTTTAATGTAGAAAAACATTCTGATGCATTAAAGGATGTTATATGGAGCAGAGCGGTACAGTATGGTACTGGTGAAATCGTTAATATGTTCAACGATGCATTAAAGCTAATGGAAAAGGCATTGAATATTGAATTGCCTAACTTATCCTACATCGATGATAAGCGTTTTGATTATGACCTTATCGCTGGTATCTACGATACGTGCATGAGCCTTGAATGGAATAGTAGCGCATTAAGGGATAGCCTAAATAATCGATTTGCCGATGAGAAATTCAAAGCGTTAAAAATGCTAATGAAAGAGGTAGAGGGGGCATAGGCGAATGTTTTATCTACGTAAGGTACTAACTTATATCAAAGCACACAAACGCACCGCACAGGTGCTAATTCCGATGCTAGCGTTCCTACTCATTTGTATGGGATGCTATCATCTGTATAAACAGAAACAGATTGAAAAGCCTGTTGTAATTACACAACAACAATCTAAATCACCTACAGAATTGTCAAAAGCAATTCATGTAACGGAACAACAAGCACAAGAGGTTATTTCCATAAAGGAAAGAACTCAACCAGTAGCGACATATTACACGCAAGCACCTACAGTTGAAGTTGCTGCAGAAAAGGTGAAACAGGATATTGCACATAGTAACCCTAACTTGCCTAAAGTGGCCACAGAAAAATCTGATAGAACCGCAGTAGTGGCCAACACAGACGAGCAAAAAGTGGATGTATATAAGATTAATCTAAACAAAGAACACAAAATAAAAGCTGGTGTTACTGTGATTGATAAAAAGATGTATGAAACTATCGGTTATCAAGCTGGTAGAGTTGAAATGCTAGGACATTTCGAGGGAACACAATTCAAAGGTGGTAGTGTACTTTATACAGTAAAGGCATGGTGATCTAATCTATCTCCGAGTTACACGGTTTGTAACAATCAACTGTTAGTTGACAGTTGGGATATATTGATTGAAAGGAAAACATTATGGCACAAGTGTTTACATTTGAGGGAAAAACACATCAATTCGCAGAAGATATTCAACCTAACCAAGATGGGTTATACATGGCAACTTTGGTAGACCAAGACAACGTGCGTTGTGAAATGTGGTTTGTTAATGGTGAATTGCACCGCTTAGTAGAACTAGATAAATAAAACAAATTGAGGGTAGCGTAATTGCTACCCTCTTTTTTTATTGCCGTCAAAAATTCGTCAAAAACTGATTTTAAAATATGGTGTTTTCTGTAGTTGGTTTTGTTAAACAACGATATAAAAGTTTGATTATTACAACGTATTTTGAAATTTGAAATAAAATTAAGTGATATAACCTTTTATGATCGTTAAGATTGTAAACGTTAATAAGTGCTTGTTTACTGTATCTTTTAACGTGTAATAGTACAATTCGTCAAAAATCGTCAAAAATTTTATTTAAAAATATTAGCAACTGCATTTGATGCTGCTGCTTTCATTTCATCGTTATAGTGTACGTAGGTTTTCATCACCATTTGTGGTGTATCACCAAGTAGTGATGATACAGTTTTCACATCTAGTCCATTTGCTAATAGCTTTGTAGCATAGGTATGTCTAAGGTTATGAGCTGATAGGTTATCTCCAAAGCGTTTTAAGTATGTGTTTATTTGCCATTTAACTCCGTTTTTTTTAAATGGGTTTAAAACTAAATCATATTCAAACTCTAACTCATGTGATTTATATTCTATTAGTATGTTTTCTAATATAGACGGAATTGGCAAAATTCGCACCGAATTGGCGGTTTTAGTTTTCTCAAAGGTGATAACACCTTTACGGAAAGAAAGTTGCTTGTTGATGTGAATTTGGCGATTTTCTAAGGATATATCATTCCATGTTAGTCCGTATACTTCACTAAACCTCATTCCTGTATATCGTGCTATTTGTAAGAAATAATAGGCTTGCGGATATTTCTCACGCATGAACTTTGCGAATTGGTTTAAATCTTCATCAGAGATTGTATGGATCATACTCTTACGTTCAATACGTGGCAACCTAACACCAGTACATGGGTTATCTGAAATTATCTTGTATGGGTTTATTGCTATATAGAATATCCTTTCCACTACCTTATAATACGAATTAATGGTAGTAGGTGATGTAGCCATTTTATTTACTACATTTTGAATGTGTAGCGGTTTAATATCTGACAACTTCATATGGTGAATTGATTGGTAAGCACACACCGCATGATTGTACATTGTTAATGTACTATGCGTAACGTGTGCCTTTTTTATTTCAAGGAACATATCCGCAAATTCCTTGAATGTTAATTCTTTTAATTCTGTATCTTTGGTGAGTAGTGCGGTTTTATCTAATTCCTTAACTATAACGTGTCCGTATTCCTTAGCCTCACGTTTTGTTTTAAACCCTTGTTTTGACTTTTGTTTCCACTTATAGCCGTCTTTGTAGGCTACAATAATTTGAAAACCTTTGTCTTTTTTTCTTATTGTAAAGTTGTATTGCATAGTGTACCTCACAATATATGCGTGTAGAAGTTGATACCCTCAAACTCAATTTCCCTAGCGTGTGCCATTTTCTCTAACAAATCAATGTGTGCATGACTGTACATATCGTCATTTATTATATGACCTATCTCATGAAGTATACCTTTACGTTGTACATCAATAGGTTTATCACTATTAACGAGAATGGTGTAAGTACCATCATCGTTTAGTTTTAATACCGCAGTTTGTGTAGGTCTTAACTTAGTGTAAATCAAAACTATATTCATAATACTTAACCCCTTTATGGGGATATTGTACATAAAATAATGTGTATAAAATTCCTCATTATTTATTGGTTACTAAACTGAACAACCAAACCAAAACAGAAGTAAGCCATATAGACATTGAAGAAACAATACCTATGCTTAATATAAAGTTGGGTTTGTAATTAACAAATAATACATTTAGTAGAATTGAAATGATTAACCACGGAACAAAAACTCCATAAGGTTTGTTTTGTTTTGAATATAATAATACAAATAATATAGTGGCTATGATACCTACAATTCCAGCAATAGTAGGATAGCCAAAGAAATAAGCCACTATAGATATAACAGATAATAGCAATTCCATATTATTTACCCTCACGTTTCTTTAACATTTCAATAGTGTTTATTACAAATTCAATATCATCTTTGGACATATTCTTACTAGCATCGAATAATAGTCTAAGATTAGGGCTATCTTTTACGGCTTGTGCGTATTCTGTAACAGATGGATCGTTATAATATGGTTCTTTGTCAGAGTATTTGTTTTCGATTAAATCAGCTTTGTTTACTCTAAAGTAATTAGCCAATCTTTCAATCTTATCAATGCGTGGATAGTTATCACCATTTAACCAACTAGCAAGAGTTGTATATGATACGTTGTTATCATTGGCTACTTCATTTCTAGTCTTATTATATAAATTCATATAATATCTTAGGTTTTTAGCGAATATTTCTTTATTTCCTAAATCACTCATTGTTTTCACCTCTCTGTGATTTTTAAATTTTTTATTTACTATCTATATCATATATTTAAACTGTAAAAAAATCAATTATTTTTTTTAGATTTTACAGAAAAACTGTTGACATTACAGTTTAACTGTAATACAATACAATCAACAAATAAATAAAGAGAGGTGATAAATTGACACAAGAAACATTTGTTCAAGATGGAATGACCTTAAAAGCAGCTAGAGTAAATGCTGGACTAACTCAAAAGAAAGCAGCAGAAATGCTGGGTATTAGCGAATACACGCTAATAAATTATGAGAAAGGGAAATCTTCCCCAGATGTCCATGTATTGAAAAAGATTGAAAATTTATATGGTGTTCCGTACCACAGAATTATTTTTCTATAATATTTTTTTACACTAAAATTACAGTTTAACTGTAATTTCTACAGGAGAGTGATATATGAGTGAGGTTGAAAGTTTAGTTTATACAGTATCAGATGTAGCAAAACTTTTTAAATGCACAGAAACAAGTGTATATAACATGAGAAACCAAGGCATACTTCATCAAATAAAAGGACTAACTGGAGTTAGGTTCAGTAAACAGGAAGTTGAAAGCCTTATAGGGCTAGATGATGAATATACACCAATGGCATATAGAAAGTTGAAAGCAGAGGTCGATAGCTTACGAGAAGAAAACAAATACCTAAAAAATGAAATAAAAAAAATCACTAGCCAAATGCTAGTGATCGTAAGAGAGGAGTTATAGATATGTTTATTAACAATCGATTTAATGAAGCCATCGCCTGTGCTGGTATGAAAATTAGAGAAGAACACTATGACTACATCGAAACAATATTTGATGAAATCACACCTTATGGTTGGGAATGTCATTGTGAAGATGCTAGAAAACTTGAAGATGAAAATACATCTGATGTTCTACGCAGACATTACGGAAAAGTTGGTACTCACGATAGAGTATATGGTTTTTGTTATAACCCAATTCAATAAGGAGAATTAAATGATTAAGTTATGTTATTGGCTTAGAGCAATTTCAGCGTTAATAGCCGTTGGTGCTATGGGAAGTTTACAACTAGATACCATCGATTGGTGGACATGGTTTTGTCAAACGATGCTTGGAGTTGTTACATGGATATTAGTAGGTTATTGGATAGATGATATTAAATACTATTCAAATAAAAAAGTCCGCTAGTGAAAAGTGTAGAAGAAGTTTAGCGGACTTTGTGTAGAGATATTGGAAAATACTCTACTTGTATTTTATCACAAGTATAAGGAGAATTGAATGCCAAGTTTATATGAATTAAATAAAGACTACAAAGAATTGCAAGCTATGTTAGAGGTAGCAGAAACCGAAGAGGATATGCAAGCCATCCAAGATACATTGGATATGCTTGATTGCAGCATCGATGAAAAAATCGAAAATACTGCAATGTTTATCCGCAACATCAAAGGAGATATTCAAGCGTTTAAGGATGAGTCAAAACGGCTAAGTGCTAAAGCTAAGACCTTAGAAAACATGACTGAACGATTGAAAAATAACATTGATCATGTCATGAAAGAAAACCAACTAACAGAAAAGAAAGTTGGACAATTCAAATGTTACTACAAAGAAAGCGAAACAGTAGAAATTGATGATTTGTATGCATTGCCTGATGAGTTTAGAAAAACAACAATTACTGCCGATAAGGTGGCAATCAAGAAAGCAATTAAAGCAGAACAAGAAGTAGCTGGTGCAAGAATTGAAAAACACATGAACTTACAGATTGGTTAGGTGAAACATGGAAAACATAGAAAAAATAACTGATAGCCAAGTAGTTTTAACTCAAAGGGTTGGTGATATTCAACATAAGTTGAAAGCACCTAAAGGACAATACAATTCCTTTGGTAAATACAACTACCGCAGTTGTGAGGACATTTTAGAGGGTGTTAAACCATTGTTAAAAGAACATGACTTAGCACTTCTCATTGATGATGAAATCGTACAAATTGGTGAGCGATACTATGTAAAAGCTACCGCAAAAATTACTGATGGTAGAGAGATTGTAAGTGCGACTGCATATGCAAGAGAACCTGATACAAAAAAAGGTATGGATGAAAGCCAAATTACAGGTGCTACATCATCTTACGCTAGAAAGTACGCACTCAATGCGTTGTTGTGTATCGATGATACAAAAGATGCTGACACAATGGACAATAGCAAAAAGCCAGTACAACAAACACAAGAAACTGTGTATAACTGGCAAACTCTAAAAGCTAGAGCCACACAAGGTGGTATTAGCGAAGAAGATTTAGTCCATTATGTAACGGAAACATTAAAGGTTAAGAAACCATCTGAACTAACACAAGAACACTACCAACAAGCGTTTAATTGGGTGAATGCTCAAAGGTATGCTAAGCGATGAAATGGACAACAACTAACGTAGGACTGTTAAGAGGCCCACTAGGTGTAATGGTAGTAATACCAGCACCACACGATAATGATCTATCAAAGATTACTACTGATAAAGAATACACAGTAGAAATTAAACGTAAAACTAAATCAAGAAGTCTAAATGCTAATTCTTATTGTTGGGTGTTATGTCAAAACATAGCACTTGAACTAAGCAAAAATAGCTACACAACAAAAGAGGATGTGTACAAAAAGGCTATCAAGGACTGTGGACATTTCACATATGTTCCAGTCCGTGAGGATGCAGTTGAACGCTACATAACGATATGGCAAGCACACGGCATCGGTTGGATAGCGGAAGATGCTGGCGAATGCCAAAGTCTAAAATGGTATCACAACATAATGTGTTACCACGGTTCATCGGTATATACAACTGCAGAAATGCAACGGCTTATTGACTGCTTAGTTGATGAGTGCAACCAGCTTGGAATAAAACTTGATGATAGCGATTATATCCAATCATTAGTTAGGGAGTGGGAGAGTGAACAAAAGAAAACGTGAAGACGAAAAGCTACTAAAACAAAATAGACCTAAAGTGCTAGAGCGTGATAACTATTCATGCGTACTGTGTGGCGGTCATGAGGGTATAGCGATACATCATATTGTATTCCGTTCACAGTTAGGAAAAAGCACAATGGATAACTTAGCTTGTTTGTGCGTGCATTGCCATATACCAATAGCACATGGGGTGTTTGCTAAAGAGGTTAGAAAGCGATTACAAGAAATCGTTAAGGAAAGGAATGATGAATATGAAAAGAATTGATGTAGTTGAATTGTACGTGAAGAAACGCATTGCGAAATTAGAACAAGCGCAAGGTACATATAAATCATATGATGGTGAAATCGTAGAATTAAAAGATGTGCTTGATGTGATTAAGCAAACACAACCAAAAGCTAAGCCTGTAAGTGCTGGTGAAATTATGGAAGTAAAACCACAGTATAAAGAAACCGCTTGTGATCACGTTTATGGTAGATAGTGCCTATGAGCGATAACAAAAAATATTACTATCTAAGACTTAAAGATAATTTCTTTGATAGCGATGAGTTGAAGATATTAGAAAGCATGAAAGACGGCTACTTGTACAGTAATATTCTTTTAAAACTCTACCTACGAAGTCTAAAGAACGATGGAAAGTTAGTTGTTAATGATCGCATTCCATACAATGCAGAAATGCTGGCAAGTGTAACTGGACACCAAATAGGAACAGTTAAACAAGCATTATCAATCTTCAAGGACTTAGGACTAATCGATGTACTAGAAAATGGTGCTATCTATATGTTGGATATTCAAAACTTCATTGGTAAAGGCAGTAGTGAGGCTGATAGAAAGAGGGAGTATAGACAACGAATAGAAACAGATAGGACAAATGTCCAGACAAATCTCCGACAAATCTCAGAGAAATCTCCACCAGAGATAGAGATAGAGTTAGAGAGAGAGATAAAGATAGAGAAAGAGATAGATAGTAGTGCAAGCACTACAACAAAACGCAAGCGTTTTGAAAAACCTACTCTATCTGAAATTAAAGCGTACTGCATTGAAAGAGGTAATAAAGTAGATGCACAACATTTCTTTGATTATTACGAAAGTAATGGCTGGAGAGTTGGTAAAAACTCTATGAAAAACTGGCAAGCAGCGGTTAGGACTTGGGAACGTAGCGAATACAGAAAACCTAATTCTAAAAAGAATAGCAAGGAAGATGCAATCAACGTAGTTAATAACTTGATGAATAAGTTAGGGGGTGTAGATACTGAACAACCAACAACAGACTTTGAAAGCACTATCGATGTTACAGATAGCGTGGTCTACTGATATGTCAGAGCAACGAATGATGTTGTATGTAACAAAGTTATCTAATGTAAACCCAGTTACCCTTGAACAGGCGATAAGCAATCTGATTGATAGATGTAAATTCTTACCAACGATTGCAGAAATTAGAGAGGAATGTTCCGCATTAAGTGCATTTGTAAATGCACATGAGGAACTTCCTACTGCACAAGATGCATGGGAAAGGGTGTATCAAGTAGCACGATCATATGGCTACGAAAAGGGTTTAGACAAATTAGAGGGTTTAACAAAGCAATGTGCCAAAGCAATTTGGAAATCGTTTGACCCTCAAAACGGCGATAACTTCAATGAAACATCATGTAGGGCGCAGTTTGTAAAAAACTATGAAGTGCAAGAAACAAGAGAGCGTGAACGATTAAGATTGTCTAATTCGATTAAAGACAATCACTTGCTACTTAAAGCAAGAGAGAAAGCAGAACGTGAACGTGCATTGATTGGTGCTGGTCAAAAGCAAATAGAAATGACCTCTACAGGTAACTTAGTAGAGGTAGCAAAAGAACAAGTAGATGTAGCGAAAGTAATTGAACAAAGCAATTTATCAGATAGTGGTAAGGCACTTTTAAAACAGGCAATAGGGGGTTAAACGTGAGGGAAAGAGTAAAAGAGTTTGATGTAAGTGTAAATGTTAGCTTTAATGTTAGTTTTCAAGTGCTGGCAAATAACGAGGCACAAGCAAGAACCAAGATTGAAAACTTGCTTGAAATCATGCGTAATGAGGCAACAGTCGATTGCCACATTCACCCTAGCTACGATGTATATGTAGATGATTGTGAGGCAGAACTAAACCAGCTTAGTTATTGGTAAGGGGGATAAATGCTAAGTAAAAAACGAAAGATGGTAATCACTATTGAGATACCTCTAAATGTAGATACGCAAGAAGAGGCAACTCAACAAATGCAAATGATTATGAAAGCTGATGCACGAACCTTTGAAAGCCTAGAGGAAATCATCAAGGTATACAAAGGCACAATGTGTATCGAGCAAAAGATTTAAGGAGATTGATATATGAATACAGTACAGATTTTAGGTAATTTAGCACGTGATCCTGAAGTGCGCTATACGAATACAGGTAAAGCAGTTGCAACATTCACAGTTGCTGCATCTAACACTTACATAGACAGTAACAACGAAACCAAAGAACAGACTGCTTTCATTAATTGCGTAGCATGGGGAGCGCTAGGTGAAAGCGTAGGCAATTTGAGAAAAGGCAATAGAGCGTTTGTAGAGGGTAGACTTCAAACACGTAGCTATGAAACACAAGATGGACAGAAACGCTATGTAACAGAAGTAGTAGCAAACTTTGTAGGTACATCACTTACAAATGATGAAACTTCATCCAGCAATTTTGATAGTTTTGAAAACAATGATACAGATGAAAATGTTCCGTTCTAAGAGGTGATAAAAATGGTTGAACTAACAATTGTTATGAATTGTGGAACAGGCACATATGAAACAAAAACCTATCTTATCGAAGATTACATCAAGGAGTGAGTATTAATATTGAATGCACCATGTAAGGGATGTGAATACAGAGAGGTAGCTTGCCACGTTAAGTGTCCAGCATATCGAATGTACAAACGGAAAAGGGAAACGATGCAAGAAAACGTAATCAAACGAAATGATGTGTTAGCGTACTTGGGGAACAACGTAAAGAAAGTTAAGCATCGTATGAGAAATGCAAAGTATGGATGTACTGTGATTGATTGAGGTGAACAGAAAAGAGGATGCACATTTGGGGATTATTTGATGATGGCAATGGCTGCTATCGTCAAGCGGTAGATGAATATAACGTGAATATGGGGGGGCGACACACGATCACATCAATAGGGATTGGTGATGCGTGTATCAACCAAGACCTTGCAGTTAATACATTGCATAAACCCAACGCATTATGGGAACAGTTGGACAAGCTAGATAGACCTGATGTTATTCTAGCTAGTCCACCTTGCGAAAGCTGGAGCGTAGCAAGTGCCATGAAAGGCGGTAACGCTTGCTGGAAACAAGAAAAAGATATGACTATCAATTTATTTGGTGAATACGAACAAGGAAGTAAATTCACAATCAGAAATCACATCGATTATGAAAACTACCAATTCAAATATGATAAGTCATTCCTAACACGTATCAATGGTGAAATGTGCATCTATAACACGTTGAAAATCATTGAGCGGTATCAACCTAAAGTATTCGTAATTGAAAACCCAGCATATGGGCGGATATGGGAATACATCAAAAATGTAATAGGGTTTGATGTTCCTTATGAGAATTTAACCTATTACAACAACTATGATTACCCAGTTAAGAAACCAACAAAGTTTGGTAGCAATATCGATTTGAAGTTATTGAAAGATGATATAATGAACACCATTAAATTCAATAAGCTAAATACAACTGGTATTAATCGATATAACACAAGGTCGCATATTCCGTTGGAGTTAGTAAAAGATATTTTGAAACGATGTGAGCAATATGTAGAGGGGTGATGATCATTGCCAATAAATAGTAAAGAAAAAGGAGCAAGGGGCGAGCGACTATGGCGAGATGTGTGCCGAGAGAATGGGTTTGATAAAGTCCGTAGAACTGCACAATATTGTGGTAAAACAGGTGATGCAGCTGATTGTATAGGTTTGCCAAACATCCACCAAGAGGTTAAGTGCGTAGAAAAGCTAAATGTATATGATGCATATAATCAAGCCAATAGGGATGCAAAAGTTGCTGGCAAAGGAGAAATACCTATAGTTGCATGGAAAAGAAAGTATAAGCCGTTTTTAGTTGTAATGAGTGCGGATGACTTCTTCCGAATTTATAGAGAAAGTGAATGGAGTAACGAGAATGACGGTTAATATGAGTGAGTTTGTACCTGATAATAACCTTAATTGGTTAGCACTAGCAGCGTGTGTATATGGAAACATAAGTGCTGGTAGAGCGTTGTGTTGCTTAGGGTTGAAAGGTACAAAGCCACAGAAAACATATACACGTGTAAGTGATTTAGATGGAAACTCACTATTAAAAATGCATCAAGCTGGAATGTCATTAAGGGCAATCAGTTATCAAGTTGGTGCAAATTATAAAACAGTCAAACGTGCATTGATAATGTTAGGGGTGGAATTTTGAGAGAACAAATGAAAGTAAAGTTGGTTAGTGAATATGCACAACTACCAACAAGAGGTAGTGAAGATGCAGCTGGGTTAGATGTGTATTGTCCATTTCATATCAAAGTGCCTGCTGATAGTCAAAAGAAAATTCCGTTAGGGGTGGCGGTAGAGATACCGAAAGGACACATGGGGTTATTAGTGCCACGAAGTAGTATGAGTAAAACACCTCTAAGATGTGCAAATAGCGTAGGTATTATTGATGCTGACTATAGAGGTGAATTGAGTATTGCATATGAAAATGTATCTTGTAGCGATTACATGATATTTAGAGGTGATCGCATCGCACAATTAATCATCGTACCAGTAGCAATGGTCGATGTATTAGAAGTCGATGACTTGAGCCGAACAGAAAGAGGTGCTGGCGGATATGGCAGCACAGGCAAATAAGTTTAATAAATTAATTAACATAAAAGGAGAATTTAACATGAACAACAAATTAGTATTAGCAACAATGGTTATGGCAACAATCACAGGTAGCACATTTGCAAATGGTTTAGTAGTAGGTCAAGTAGAACCGAATACTACTGCACCAGTAGTTAGCGGTTACAACTCCGCAGCGTTAGGTGTGAATACAGTAGTTGCTGGCACAAGTACAATCGTTTTAGGTCGAGATAACAAAGTTAGCGGTAATGATACAACTGTTATCGGTTCTAACAATGGTACAGTAAGTGCGAACCAAACAACAATTATCGGTTACAACAACAAAACCAATAGCGACCAAGAACAAGTGGTAATCGGTGCTAACTCCGAAACCGCAGGTCAAGGTGCAACAGTAATCGGAACGCACGGCAAGGCTACTGCATGGGATGCATATGCAGTAGGTAATAATACAATCTCAGATAAAAGTAATAGTGTAGCATTGGGTACTAACTCCGTTACAGACGATGCAGTACCTACACAACAAGTAGTGTTAAATGGGGTTACTCACGTTTTCGCTGGAGAAAACCCTCAATCTGTGGTGAGTGTAGGTTCTAAAGATAGAGCAGGGTTTGGCGGTGTGAAATATTACAATCGTCAAATTACAAATGTTGCAGCTGGACAAGTTGATGCAGCATCTACAGATGCAGTCAATGGTAGCCAGTTGTACGCTGCCTACGATGAAATCGCATCTATGGGTGCTAAGTTAGTAAAACACGATAAAGACATTAAGTGTCTAAACATCAGAGTAGACCGCAATGTAAATAACATTAAAAATAATACAGATGCTATTAATCGTCATGAAACAGTAATTAACAATCACACAACGATCATTAATAATCACGAACAACAATTACAATCTCACGAACAAACTTTAGTAGACCATGCGAACGTGTTGGAAAACCATGAAAATCGAATTGAAAGCCTAGAACGAGGAATGACACGCAATGTAGAACGTGAAATTGGTAAAGCTGGTGCAGCAAATGCAGCATTATCCGCACTTCACTACTTAGGCTACAACAAAGACGATAAAATGACATTCTCCGTTGGTTACGGTCATTACAAAGGACATAGTGCAGTAGCATTAGGTGCTTTCTACGCACCAAACGAACACGTAATGTTTAGCGTAGGTGGTACACTTGGTTCTGAAAAAATGGTAAATGCTAGTGTGAATTTTAGATTGGGCAAAGGTTCTGAATACGAATTAAACCATAAAGGCAAAATTAAAGAACTTGAAACATTAGTTACTAAATTGGTAGCAGAAGTTGAAGAGTTGAAAGCGAATAAATAATGTGCAGTCCTAGAAGAATTAATGCGCCACAACGAAAAGGCTATATACTGTGGATATTAGAGGCTGAACGGCAACGAAAAGAAAAAGAGTTAAAACAACTTACGTATTTTGCCGTAGGTGTGGCGATAGTGCCTTTAGTTTTCATAGTATGTGCGTTACTTTATGTTTTGATTAAGTAAAGGATATGGGCGGTGAAATATCCGCCCTATCATAAGAGGTGAGTATAGTGTCTTGTTATACAGAGTTAAGGAAAAAGATATTTAGATGTTTTGATTTACAAAGTCTAATCGTATATCACAGGGACGTATTCGTATCATTTCACATAGGGCAAATTAACGAGGATGAACATAGACAGTTAAATGAACTTATAAATCGAATTATAGTTAAAGGTCTTAAATGTGAAGAGATAGGGTTATAAGAGGTGGATAAAATGAATGAAGAAAATAAAAATGAATTAAGTATTAGTGAACCTGAATGGCAAGCTAGATTTAGAGGAGAGTATAAGGGATTAAAAGAGCGTTACAACAAACTACACAGAATGATTGTTAAATATGATGCTGGAACTTTAGATTTTAAACCAACGTGTCCTATAGATTTATTGCGTAGGCAAAAGGCTACTATGGGAGAGTATTTAAATATACTTGAAATTAGAGCGGAAATTGAAAATGTACATGGTTTAGATGATGATAACCATAAATCAAAAATCGATTATGAAATAGCGAAGAATGGAAGATTTGCATGAGTAACTATAGCGGTTACGTTGAACACTCCGACTTTTACATAGCACCTCAAAGCTATCAAGATGCATTTGATTTCTTGTGCCAGCTTGCGGTAGAGAGTGAAGAGGATGTGTTCTATATCGGTAAAGTAAGTGGAAACATAGATGATTTTGATTTGTATGATGTAGTTGAATTTAAATGGAATGAGGATAGAGGAGCGTGGATAGAAAGTGTCTAAAAGATATGTGAAAAGGGTTAGTGAAATCCAAGCTATACAATACAACGGCAATAATGCTATTGAAGTAGTTGAATTCGTTGGTGATGTAATTGGTATTGATTGGTATGAAAAAGCATCATTAGAAATCACAACAGATAATGAAGTGATCGAATGTTTTGAAGGTGATTATGTTGTTAAAGACCATAAAGATAAAATTAAAGTTTATGAGGCAAACGAATTTGAAAAGAATTATAGTGAGGTAGAAGATGATTAATGATAAACAAGGTAGAGAGTGGTTACTTCAAAAACTATATGATGATGGGTGGAAATATTATGTTAAGAGTGTTGGTAATATTGCATTTATAACAACAGAAAGACCAGTTGTGAATGATGGTATATTAGATATAAATAGTGGTGGCCGTGTAAAGTGTATTAATAACATAAGTAAAATAATGCCACAAATAGAGCGGAATGAAGTGTTAAACATTGCAGAAGAATTAGGTATTGTTGATTGGTCGAAAGTGGCAGTTGATACACCTGTATTAGTAAGTAACGATAATAAAGAATGGATTAAAAGATATTTTGCGAGATACGAAGATGGAAATGTATATTGCTGGCTAAGTGGAAAAACATCATGGACTGCCATTTGTGAACTTTCGATTGGACATTGGGATTACACAAAACTAGCAGAGGTATAAATATATGACATGGTTTATGTTCTTTTGTTTATGGCTTGCAGTTGGTAATACAAACAATGGTTATGCAAATGCAATTATATTTATAGCGTGGTGCGTATTGGTGTATTTGCTAGCTATAAATGGTAATTTTAAAGAGTGAGGTGAAGTGTTTGGGGGAATTAGACGAAAAGCAACTAATAGAAAAAGCGGTTGAGTATCTACAACCTGTTAAGTTAATTGATGTACAAATTGCATCTATCAAAGAAGAAATCAATCAGTTAAGAGCGAACCTTACATCAATAGGTGCGATTGATTACAGTAAGGATAGAGTAACAGGCGGTGGAACTCCGCAAGGGTTAGAGGGTAGCGTAGCAAGATTTCTTGATACAGTCGCAGAACGAGATAAGCGTATTGATGAACTATCAAAACTGAAATGTGATGCGATCACTAAGATAGATGCACTAGATGAAAAGCTAGGGGCAATCATCTTGCGTTATGAGTTTGTACTCAACAATACAACGGAAGATGCCTATAAAATGATTGGATGTTACTCAACGAAACAGGCGAAACGATACAAGCAAAAAGCGTTATTGGAATTTGGGCGTAAACTTGTCCAGTAATGTCCGCAAATGTCCGTGATTGTCCGTGTACCTATATTTTGCTATTAGGTATAATATATATGTAGAAGTTGCCACTAAGCGACTACTACTCACTCTTTCCTTAGGACAAATCAAAACACAACAACAAGCACGCCCATAAAAGAGCGTGCCTTTGTTGTATATGGGCGAAATGGAACGTATAGCGCTAACGGTCGCAGAGTAGCAGCGCAACCATATTTGATTTGGTGAGTGAAACACTATACTTTTTTCTAATTTCAATTTGAAAGTAAGTGTTAAGACAAAAACTTTATATGTAGAACTACTGCAAACTGATATAGGGTAAGTCGAATATCTTCACTTTAGAGCTTATACATTATCACTTTCATAGATACGAACTTACCCTTTATTGGTTACACATTGAATACTGGTAGCTAGCGACCTCCATTCATAACTTGTTATTACTTAGCCTAACAACTGATATAATTCATCAAAATGTTAGCTACTGGTATTGAGTGTGTAATGATCATTGAAAACTGGAGTTATATTTGTTTCCTAGGTACTTAACACACGATATAGAGTTTTAGAAGAAATGCTAATTCCTATGTGTTACATCGACAAGAGAGCGATGGTATAACTTCGGTTTTGAATGATTAACATAAATAAAATGAATAAACTTATCACAAAATGGGGTATATCCACGGCGATATACTCCATTTCTTGCATAAATCTATCATAAAGGGGAGATTATGACGGATGTTTTGTGTTGTAAAAAGAAATGCCTTAACAATAAGAATGGCATATGTACCGCAAAGACAATAGAGTATGACGGCTTGTGTCAAACATATATTACTTGTGGCGGTGCAAGTAAAGGTAATTATGGCTTATGTGTTAGATCACATGGCAAATTAAAAAGGAAAGGTGGCGAAGTACTTAAATGATTAATGCGATTAAACAATTCTTAGAGGATAGAAAACTATTCAAACAAGCAGCCAAGGACTTGAACAATAAAGAGTTACAGGCTAAGGCAAAATATGCTTACGAACATCGTGGCGATACAATGATTACACTCATTGATGGTTTAGCTATCATATGTGGTGTATTAATCTTAATCGGCATTGTGTGGGGTTGGATGTGAATTACCAACCAACAATAAAGAAACTACTTAAAGCATTACAAATGAACGGCAGACGATATGTAGTCGATGTACGGCAATCATGGAGTAAATATGATAAGCCTTGCAAGATATATATTGTCAGTCGAATGTATACGGAAGAGGAATATAAACTAACATTCCCTGAAAAGTACAAAAAGGGTAAGACCTTTAAACAAGGACAACTCTATAAAAAAGAAAGTGAGTACAGTAGCACCAAGCAACACGAGGTGTTACTTTTTTTAGTTAAAGCATATAAAGGTGGTGATTGATATATGGCAGATGCTAACACCTTAACAGAAAAAGAACGTATATTTGCAGATGAGTATATCAAGACTACCAACGCAACACAAAGTGCTATTAAGGCTGGATATGCAGAAAATAGTGCAAGTGTAACTGGAAGTAAGATGCTAAGAAAACCTAAGGTGCGCCAATATATAGATGCAGTCATGAACGAGCGTAGTAAAAATACAATCGCAACGGCTGATGAAGTATTGGAATATCTAACTAGGGTTATGTGTGGCGAAGAAAAAGATGCATTTGGTTTAGATGTATCTGTTGCAGATAGAACGAAAGCAGCGGAACTCTTAGGAAAACGGCATATGCTATTTACTGACAAAGTAAAACTTGATGCAGAAATAGAGATTGATATATCCGATAGGATGAAACAAGCAAGGGTGAAGTCAGATGAAGTACAACAAGGCACAACTGATTGATGCGTTGGGTTCGTTCACGCATGATCCATTAGGCTTTGTTTATTTTGCTTTTCCCTGGGGAGAAAAAGGAACACCTCTTGAAAAGTTTGATGGGCCTGATGAATGGCAAGTAAAGACTTTCAAGAAAATAGGTGAAGAACTACGCAAGGGTAAGACCTTGGCCAAAGCAATACAAATTGCAGTTGCATCTGGTCATGGCATTGGGAAGTCCGCTTTTTCTTCATTGTTAATTCTATTTGCTATTGCTACACATGAGAATACACGAGGTGTGGTTACTGCTAATACTGATACACAGTTAAAGTCTAAGACTTGGGCTGAGTTGAATAAGTGGTACAACCTATTCATAGGTAAAGAACTATTCACCTATACTGCTACCGCATTGTTTAGTGCTGATAAACAGTATGAGAAAACGTGGCGGATAGATGCTATTCCATGGAGCGAAAGTAACCCTGAAGCATTCGCTGGCTTACATAATCAAGGTAACAGAATACTCATCATATTCGATGAGGCATCCGCAATATCAGATAAGATATGGGAAGTAACAGAGGGTGCTTTAACGGATAAGGAAACCGAGATTATATGGTGTGTGTTTGGAAACCCTACACGTAATAGTGGTAGGTTTAGAGAATGTTTTAGAAAGCATCGTAACTACTGGACTACATACCAAATAGATAGCCGTACTGTTAAAATCTCTAACAAAGCTAAATTGCAAGAATGGGTTGATATTCATGGTGAGGATAGCGACTTTGTAAAGGTGCGTGTTAGAGGTTTATTCCCTAGTGCATCCGATACGCAATTTATATCCGCATCAATAGCAGATGAAGCACAGAAGAGAGTGTACAGAGTTGGTGAGTTTAACAACCTGCCTGTGATAATCGGTGTAGACCCTGCGTGGACTGGCGGTGATACATTAGAAATCGTGATGCGTAATGGCTATTCCATGAAGTGCTTGGCAACGATTGAAAAGAATGACGATGATATGCGTATGGCTAACCTAATAGCACAATTCGAGGATGAGTACAAAGCCGATGCGGTATTCATTGACCAAGGGTACGGAACAGGTATTTATAGTATCGGTAAATCAATGGGTAGACGATGGCGGTTAGTTGCCTTTGGTGGTAAAGCACCTAATGATATGTATCTCAACATGAGAGCGTATATGTGGGGCGAAATGAAAGAATGGCTAAAAGAGGGCGGTTCTATTCCACCTAACGACCAAGGGTTATATGATGATATAACAAGTCCTGAGGCTATCATCGATAAGAACGGCAGAATACAACTTGAAAGTAAAAAGGATATGAAAGAACGTGGCTTACCATCTCCAAATAAAGGCGATGCATTAGCCTTGACCTTTGCGTTCAGGGTCAATAAAAAAGTGAATGTAGGGAGTAGGGTTCATGCTAACACAGAGTATGATCCATTTAAACGATAAGGGGTGATTAAATGTGCATGAAAAATAAGATGCCTGATACACCAATGCCAGCACCTGCACCAACTGTACAAACAGATGATGCAACTATAATGACCGGTGAAGATTGGTACGCTAAAAAGCGTAAAGGCAAACGTGGTTATGAAAGTACAATTCTTTCCACGGCAACAACTGGCACTAAGAACACATTAGGGGGTTAATGATGCAAGGAACTATCCTATCAACGCTTGCTAGACAACCGACAAATGCGATGCCTAAGAAACGTGATTACACGAAGATTAAGGCAAAGTTTAATGCTATGTTCAGCAATCGTCAAAAGTACGTTGCTAAATGGAAAGATATTAGAGATTATCAACTACCTTTCCTTGGACTATTTGATGATGAACAAGACCAATCGAAAGTCTACACCGATAAGATTAATAATGGTGTGGCTTGGGAAAGTTGCCAAATATTCGCATCAGGTGTAATGAGTGGCATGACACCACCTAGTCGAAAGTGGTTCAAGCTAACATTAGAAAATACTGACCTAGCAGCTAATAGTGATGTTAGTAAGGTATTAGATGAACGTGAAGAAATACTCTATGCAGTATTTGCTAAGTCTAATTTCTACAACGTAGTGCATCAAGCCTATATGGAGTTACCATTTGGTCAAGCACCTATGTCTATCATGCCTGACCCTAAATTTGGTGTAAGGTTCACATCTTACCCTGTCGGTACATATGCATTAGAGTGTGGCAGTAATGGTGAGGTAAACACCTTTGGTAGAAAATACCGCATGACCGCAGACCAGCTTGTTGAAGAGTTTGGTTATGATGCTTGCACAGAACAAGTCAAACGTGAATATGATGATGGCAAAGGTAATGCGACAACTCATATTGTGTGTTGGTTAGTTACACCTAACAAAGACCGCAACGGAAAACTAGGCAATAAGAATATGCCTTACTCATCCATTTATTGGATAGAGGGGAGCAACTCCGATGAGGTACTAAGACATAGTGGTTTTGAGGAATGGTCTATTCCTATTGCTAGACACACCACACATGATCTAAGTGGTTATGGTAAGGGGTGTGCATGGTTCGCACAGTCCGATGCACAGATGCTACAGTTACTTGAAAAAGATTTAGTAACGGCAATCGAATTAGGTATTAAACCACCTATGAGTGCTACATCCGATGTTATCGGTAGTGTAAATCTATTTCCCGGCGGTGTAACGGAAGTTGATACTGGCGGTAAGGTTGAACCAATATTCAATGTAGGTATTGATGTTGCGAATGTACAAGCGAAGATACAATTCGTATCTGAAAGTATTAAACGTGCATATAGTGCAGACTTATTCTTGATGCTTGATAACATCGATAGCGGACAAATGACCGCACGTGAGGTTATGGAGCGTACGCAAGAAAAAATGCAACAGTTAGGGCCTGTAGTTGAACGCTTACAAAGTGAGTTTCTTAACCCAATCATTGAACGTACTTATGGCATCCTAGATAGGGCTGGAATATTTCCACCAATCGATGAACAAACTGCTGAAATGCTGAATGGTATGGATGTTAAGATTGAATACATCTCACCATTGGCACAAGCACAGAAAATGTCCTCGTTGGTGAATATTGAACAGTACTATGCGTTCATAATGTCATTAGCACAAGGCAATGCGAACATCGTTCAGAAATTCAATTTTGAAGAGGCAGCGGACATTTATGGTGTAAACCTTGGTGTACCAGCTAGGGTTATTCGTTCTAATGATGAGTACCAAAAAATCATGGAACAACAACAACAAGCACAACAAGAGCAAGAAGAACAAGCACAAGCAATACAAATGGCACAACTAGCACCTCAAATGGCTGGTGCTGCTAAACAAGCAACAGATGCAGCCAATGACGGAAACCCAGTAATGCAACAGTTAATGGGCATGGGGGTGTAGATGAAAACAAAACAAGATTATATTCGTGATCGTGATATTGATGCACTTAACCACGTACTAAGTACTGAACTTGGTAGGTGGTTTTTTTGTAGGCTTTTAGACAATACGGACATTCTAAAGCGTTCGTTTACTGGCAATTCAGAAACCTTTTTCAATGAGGGTAAAAGAAGTGTAGGTCTAAAGTATATGCAAATGCTTGGTGCTATCGGTGATGGTGTTGAGGGTGTACTCAAATACCACCAAGCACAACTGGAATATATCAATCAACAAAAACTATTTAAAAATTTAGAGGAAAAAGGTGAATGACTATGGCAGAAGATTTAACGCAAGGCACGAATGATAACACAACGAGTGCAGATAGTAGTACACCTACTACGGATGCTAACACGAATACCCAAGACACAATCTTAGGCGGTGGTAGTACTGACACAAGCGGCAACCAAGAACCACCTACAGAACCTACTGTGTATGACTTTACACAAGCCTTTGATAGTGGCGAAGTAGACCAAACAATCGCAGCTGACTTTTCTAAGCTACTCAATAGCGTAGGTGCTACGCAAGACCAAGCAGTCGAGATGGCTAAGTTTGGTAACAAGTACGCTACTGACCTTGTAACTGCTTATGAAAATAAAAGACAAGAGGCTTTGATTGAACAGTATGATGGGTACAAAAAACACACAGAAGAGGTGTTAGGAAGCAAATATGATGCAACCGTACAAAAGGCAGCGACTGGTAGGGATTTAATCGAAAAAACAATTCCTAACATTCGTGAAATTTTAGCTGAAAACGGCTTAGGTAATCGTATTGAAGTTATCCAAATGTTTGAGAAAATCGCTGATATGGCTGCAGAAGATAACAATGCAGGCGGCGGTCAACCAACTGGCAGTACTCAATCAGAAGATGCGATTAGAAGAAATTTATATCCGAGTATGTTCAAATAAAAGGAGAAAATAATTTATGGCTACAATCGGAACACAAAACCCTACTTTAATTGATTTGCAAAAGCGTATGGATCCTAACGGAAAAATCGCACAAATCATCGAACAATTAAACCAATCTAACGAAATCATTCAAGATATGACAATGATTGAATGTAATGATGGTACATCTAACAAAACAACAGTACGTACTGGCTTACCTGATGCTACATGGCGCATGCTTTATGGCGGTGTACAACCTAGCAAATCTACTACAAAACAAATTACCGACACTTGCGGTATGCTAGAGGCTTACTCCGAAGTAGATGCTAAGTTGGTTAAGTTGTCTAATGACCCTGTAGCGTTCCGTGCTACAGAGGATGCTGCATTCGTTGAGGCTATGGGTCAAGAAATCGCACGTACACTTTTCTATGGCGATGAAAGCACACCTGAAAAATTCGTTGGTTTGTCCGCACGTTTCAACACATTAGACCCTAAGAAAGCCGATAGCGCTAAAAACATTATCGATGCTAGCGGTACTGCAAACCTTGCATCTATGTGGCTTGTAGGTTGGGGCCCTCTTACTGTACATGGTATCTATCCACGTGGTACAAAGGCTGGCTTGCAACAAGAAGATAAAGGTAAAACAACAATCACTAAGCCTGATGGCTCTTTATTCGAGGCATATCGCACTCACTTTGAACAAAACATCGGTTTGTGTGTTCGTGATTGGCGCTATGTTGTACGTATCGCAAATATCGATATGAAATCCATTAAGGAAGATATTTCCGCAGGTCCTAATTTGATTAATTTGATGATCCGTGCAGAAGAAAGAATGCAATCTCTTACAGGCTGCCGTCCAGTATGGTACATGAACCAAGAGTTGCGCACATTCTTACGTTTACAAAAGAACAAAGTACATGGTTCTACAATCACAGAAGATATGGAAATGGGCAAAATGGTTACACGTGCTAATGGTATTCCAGTACGTAAAATCGATGCATTGCTTTCCACAGAAGCACGAGTTACTGCTTAATTAATAGGGGGATAAATATATATGATTATTGATACTCAAAATACATTCTTTTTCAAAAAAGACATTACAACAAACACTAACTCCGATGTAGTGATGAATGGTAATGGTGGCGATGCTGACCCTAACTTATTCCTTGTAATTCGCATTGATAAAACAGTAACAGGTACACCTTTGTTTAACGTGTACACTTCTGATACTGAAAACATGGCTAATGCGGTATTATTGCATGGCATTACTATGGCTGCTAATGCTCCAGCTGGTACAGAATACAAAGTGCGTTTAGCTAATGGTGCTAAGAAATACATCAAAGTAAACGCTAATAATATGACTGGCGGTCAAATCTCCGCATTCTTAACAAGTGGTATTAATATTAAATAAGGTGGCTAACATGAAATATATTGCAAAAGTAATTTTGTATCACAATACAAAGGGTTTAATTGAAGAGGGAACAATAGTTGAATTTACAAAAGAAGAAGTAGCTGAATACGATAAAGACTACTTCAAAGATTTGTTTGAAACTGTTGGTGCAGAAGAAGTCGCAGAAGTAGAGGAAGTCGAAGAGGCAGAACCTACACCAAAGAAACGTGGTAAGAAAGCGGAAGAAACTGCTGAATAATTGAACGAGGGGTGCTTATGCATCCCTCTTTTTTTATAGAAAGGTGGAAATATGACACCTACTGATATTTGTAATCAAGCATTATCTCTAATTAATGCAGGGCGCATCCGTTCTATGACGGAAGAAACAGAACCTGCTAGACAATGCAGATTGCATTATGATCTAACACGTAGAGTATTGTTAGAGCAGTTTGAATGGAACTTTGCACGTAAGCGTGAACGAGCGGTACTATCTGAACATAAGATAGATGGTTGGGGTTATGTGTATGCATATCCTGAAAAATGTGTTCGCATCCTTGCGGTTATTCCACAGGGTGAACGATACCGAGCGGAAAAGCAACGTGAATATGATGTTTATTTGACTGATAACAATACAAAGTACATCGTATCTGATGTACCTTTGATGCACATTGATTATGTGTACGATATTACCGATGCTGATGTAATGAACCCTATATTCGTTAAAGCATTAGTGTGTAAGATGGCATCTGATTTAGCTATGCCGTTGACTGGTAATAGTGGTTTATTCGACCAATCATACAAGTTATATCAAGCAGCATTACAAGAGGCAAAATCTATGAGTGCTAAAGAACGTAGACTAGATATGCCTTATGTTTCTAACTATATCAAGGCAAGGAGTTGGTAATATGCAACCGCTATATATAGGACAAGTCGCATTTACTACAGGCGAGGTATCGCCTGATGTATCTAGTCGATTTGACTTAGAACAATATAAAAGTGCATTACTACTTGCTGAAAATGCGGTTATTAGACCTTATGGTGCGGTAGCACGTAGGCAAGGTTCACAGTTTATTGGCTATGCTAAACATAATGATAAACCAGTTAGATTGTTTGAATTTACTACGAACAAGAACCAATCATTCATGCTTGAATTTGGTGATAGATATGTTAGGGTGTGGCGGAATGGTGTGTATACAAATGTTGAAGTAGCAACACCATTTGAGGCGGACATTGTAGGTGAATTAAACTGCATCCAAAGTGGCGATGTAATGTTTATTTGTAGTGGTAAGTACCCTATTCAAACGCTATCACGATATAGTGATACTGATTGGCGGATGAGTGCTTACAAACTAACTGAACAACCTTACGATGAAATTAATACGGATAACGGACACACGTTGACTGTTAATGGCGATACGATCACATCCACAAAAGACCTCTTCACAGAAGATATGGTAGGTAGTGTAATTCAAATTGCATACTATGTAGAGGCGGTACACACTAAGTCAGCTGGCGAAGTTGTAGAGAAAAAGGTTAGAAAAAATTACTTCACGGCATCGACTACAGAAAAGACCTATAATAACATCAATTACAATGTTGGAGCGTTTAGTACCGATACAGAACTATCATGGAAATTCACAACACACGGAACATGGGAAGGTACTGTAAAGTTACAAATTTCTAACAACGATGGTCAAACATGGAAAGATTACAGAACATACACCTCTAAGAATGACTACAACGTAACTGATACAGGTAAGATAGAGGCTGGAGCAAGGCTTAAATATGTATCGGATATTAAAGGTGGTTCTGTGAATTGCGACTTATCTATTTTGCCGTTTACCCAATATGGTATCGTTGAGATTAAAAGCGTAACCGATGCTAAGAACGCAACGGTTAATGTTCTGAATGGCATTAAAGAGGGTGAACCGAGCCACCAATGGAAGTTAGGCAATTGGAATAGGGGTAGAGGTTATCCTAAATTATGTACATTCTATCAAGACCGATTTGTAGTTGCTGCTACTGATAGCAAGCCTAACTATATTTGGTTTAGCCGTACTGGTGATTATCCTAACTTTGGGGTTGAAAAAGTAGGCGGTACAATCACAGATGATAGCGCAATCACACTACCAGTAATCAACCGCAAGATGTATGAGATTAGACATCTTGTACCAGCTAATGACTTAATTGTTTTAACTAGCGGTAATGAGTGGATAGTAGATGGGAGCAAGACTATTACACCTACTAACTGTTACCTTAAAACACAAACACAACGTGGTGCGTTAAAGTGCGAACCACAGTTTATCGGTAATAGATGTGTGTTCGTTCAAGAGCGTGGCGGTACTGTTCGTGATATGGGTTACTCTTACGAGAGCGACAACTACACAGGACAAGACCTTACATTGTTTGTTAAAACGTTAGTTAAAGGTCATGTGGCAGTAACGAGTGCATATGCACAAGACCCTGACAGTATTATTTACTACGTTCGAGATGATGGACAGTTGAATTGCTTAACCTACATACCTGAACAAAAGGTGTATGGTTGGTCGCACTTTATTACAAATGGGAAATACCGATATGTAGAGAGTGTGGCAGAGGGCGAACAAGACACAATCTATTTTGTAGTAGATCGTGTGATTAATAATAAGAGTGTGAAATGTATTGAACGTAGTATTCCTCTATACACAGAAGATAATTCCGATGTGTTCCTAGATTGCTATGTTAAAGTCGCTAACTCTATTAAGACTGATTACATCAACGCACCTCATCTTGTAGGGCAAATGGTAGACATAGTAGTAGATGGACAACAGATGCCATCTAGGGTAGTACCACCGACTGGTGTCATTAAATTAGATGGTAAAGCAAATGTAATTACTGTTGGGTTACCTTATACTACTAAAATTAAAATACCTAGCGTAGAGCAACAAATAAACGATGGCACGTTGCAATGTAGGTTGGTAACTATAACACGAGTTGCGTTGCGGTTATATCGTTCATATGGCGGTAGCGTAGGAAAAACATTTGATGATGTAGATGATTTAATCTTAAAACCTAAATCGCTATTTACTGGTGATACTGTAATCGTGTTACCTAAGATAGCAACTAGCGTTAATACAAATACAGAAATATGCATAAAGCACTCAAAACCTTTCCCATTTAACCTGTTAGCGGTTACAAGAGAAGTAGAAATTGGCGGTGGTTTCCCAAATGTTCATGGAATGTAATATTTGCCCATCTAAGCACGTTTCGTTAATTCGTGAGTTATACATCAACTTACGTTCGATAGATGCCTTAGAGGTTAAATATATCAATCGAAAAAATTCAAACTACAATGAAAATGACTTTGTAAACGATATTCTTGGGGAAGATTATCAAAGTCGAATTGTTATTGATAATGACAAGCCATTATGTGTGTATGGGGTATCGAACACATCATTAAATGGTATGCATTGCATTTACTTTTTAGGGAGTAAAGAATTTGAACGTAGTTTATCGCTACAAAAACAATTCATAAAAGTTAGTAGAAATATCATTGGGGAATGGCTACAAACTAGGGAAGTACTTTTTAATTACATACACAAAGAAAATAACCGCACCATTAGATGGCTAAAATCTTTAGGTGCGGTTATTCATTACGATATTAACGATGGGGATATGGTTTTATTCACATTGAGAAAGGGGGATGCGAATGTGTAACCCTATTGCATTAACTGCAGCAAGCATGGTTGGTACATTATTTACACAACACCAACAAGGAAAAGCACAAGCTGCAATGTACAATCAACAAGCAAGGGTAGCAGAGGCTAACGCACGTATTAGTGATCGCAAGCAAGAACAAATAGCAGACCAAGCCTTGCAAGAACGAGATAAGATGTCCGATAAGATGCGACTTATACAAGGGCAGAATACGGCAGAAACTGGTGCTAGTGGCTTGATGATGGCTGGTACACCATTACAGTTAATGGCTAGTAGCTATGACGAATACAACAAGGATATTCAGAATTGGGAAAACAACAAGAACAACAGTATCTACAATGAATATCTTAATGGAATGAACTACCGCAACGAGGCAAGCACCGCACGTGCAGCGGCAAGTAATGCTAAGAAACAAACTAGAATGGCTATGCTAGGTACGATATTGAGTGGTGCATCTAGTATCTATGGTCTTAAAGGGCAGTATGGCGGTAGTAATATTAAAGCTAATACAAACTACTACACACCAAATGAAAGTGCATTAAAAGCAGCTGGTGTATCAAATGTTAAGTTTGTTACAAGAGGTGCAGTTAGAAATAATAGGTGGGGCATTTAATGAAGTTAGTTAATTACAATGGCGAACAAAAACTAAATACCATAAGCGGTGGTGTTCAAGCTACTGGAAATGAATTAGCGTTTGGCGGTAATCAACAAGGCTTAAAAGGTGTAATTAATGCCATTGATAATATTAACGCACAGATGCAAAAGCGACTTGATGAAGATTTAAATATCGCCTATATGAACGCTGAAACAGATTATAAGAATAGAATATCTTATGAACTGACAAACAAAGAAAGCGGTATTCTTCATAAAGAACTAGATGGTGCTGCTAATGCTACACAACTGTTTAATGAGGCAGAAAGCAATATCAGACAAGATGTGTTTAACAAGTTACCTAATAACGATAGATTGCGTGAGCGTTTTCTTCAAATGGTGGAGAAAGACTATCACGCAAATAATATGCGTGTACAAGTGCATGAGCGTTCCGAGCGTGAGAAGTACAAGGATGTAACATTCAACAACAATGTAAAATCATCTGAACAGATTGCAGTACTAGGCTATAACAACCCTAACATTGTATCTAATTCTCTTAACACCATTAAGAATAGTATTGAAACTATGTATGGTGATAGAGGTGAAGAGTTTGTAAAAGCTAAATATCAAGAAGTAGCTGACAGAGTAGGTGCTTCAGTTATTGATGAAACAGTAACACGAAATGATATTACTGCAGGTCCACAAACGATCGCAGCACTACGAGAAATGGGTGTAAGTGAGGGTGTATTATCTAAAGCTGCAGTAGCCATCGATAAGGTGAACACGCAACAAACCATCGATAAACGTATTGTAGGTGATGTAGATACATATGGTGAAGATGATGCTAGTATCGAAAAAGGTGCTGATGCATTTATTGCTAGTCTACCTAAAGCAGGACAAGGCGGAAATTTAAATGTAGCTGCACTTGATAGTGCGGTTAATGAACAGTTAGGTAAGCCATATTTACTTGGCGGTGATGGTGGCGAAAGTACAGACTGTGGTAAGTTTACACTTGATGTGTCCGCAAAGGCAGGTGTTACCCTTAACTACCGCACTGCAGATGGGCAGTACTTGCAAGCTGAACAAGAGGGTAAACTCATACATGATATATCGCAAGCACAAAAGGGCGATTTAGTCTTTTGGCACGTTCCAAGTAATGAGGCTAGATGGGCAACTAGTGATGATCCAAGTGCAGTTAATTCTGACGATAAAGCCTATAAGGGTGTAACTCATGTAGGGGTTTATATGGGCGATGGTAAAGTTGCACAAGCTGGTAGCGGTGGTGTGTCTATCGTAAGTACTGATATATATCCAATCGTTGGTGTAGGTAAGTTTAGCGGTAGTGCTAAAGGCTATACAGACGGCGAACTCTTACAAAAACGAGAAGAGTATATGAAAGCCTATAAGGTGGAAGTATCAAAACGTAAGAAAGCAAGAGCAGAGGCACTAGCACGGCAAAAAGAGGCTATTCAACTACAACTAATAGAAATGGGTAAGAATGGTGCATCTAGTGGTGAAATGGCTAATTTCTTAGATAATGCTATTGGTGATAACAAAGAATTGACACTAGCATTTGGTTCACAAAGAAACCAATTTATGCGAGCTGATAAAAAGGAACAACAAGCGGCAGCACAATCATGGGGAATGAATGAAATACGTTCTATGATTGGTAATAACAAATCACAAGAAGAAATCTTTAAATTTATTGATGATAATCATATTAACTTATCATTAGAGCAATACAACTCATTGCGTAGAACAGTTAATGACCGTGATAACGGAACTGGTGATTATGCACCAGAGTTAGCTGGTGTGAATTATGTTCTTAACGATAGTTTAGAGAACATGAACGAGCAACAAAAAGGGTTAGCAAAGATAGGCTTTAAACAACAAATGGGTGCATGGGTATCTAAGTTTAGAGCATCTGAGGGAAGAGAACCAACAAGTACTGAGTTAGATTGGGCTGCACATGAAATAGCAGGTAATACAATAATAGAAACAACAAAAGTAGAGCACTTTTGGCAAAATGGAGATAATTATAAAACTAATACATCGATGGCTATGTTGGCTGGTGATGGTATAGTTAATTGGAAAGTACTTGGTGATACACATTATATAAGACTTTATAAATCTAATGGTGATTTTGAAGATATGGATGAGGGTACGTTCCATGCTAAGTATAATATTGAGGGATAGGTGGAAATATGTCTAATAACCCATGGAAAATAGAACAACAGAAAATCAACCCATTTATTAACAAGGATGGCGATCATGGAGAATTAGGCACACCTGTTAATGGAGTTGTAGGTAATGCAGTAGATGCAGTAAAACAAGTAGGTAATGCGTTAGGCGGTTTAGCAGATGCACCTTATCTAGTCGATACAACTGGTAGCGGTAAGGATAGAACCTTACAAACTGTATCTACCATTGGTGAGGCTTTAAAGGAAAACCCTATTATAAATAACCCAGCCTTGCAAGCTGCATCCGCACGTTTTATCTATGCAAGTAATGATGCAGTAAAAGCTAATGCAGCATTAGACTATGCTAATAAATTAAACATCGGTGCAGATGTTATCTTAAATAGCGGTGAAACAGGGTTCACGAGGGCAGCTTATCTTGCTAATCAAGTTGATAGAGGGCGAACAGTACAGTCGCTATATGATGAGTACCCAGAGTTATACAAAATTAAATATGGTTCACAATCAGAGGCTATATATAGTTTAGATAACTTGCAGTCTATCAAATCTACTCATGGTATATGGGATAGCATCCAACAGAATATATGGTCTATCAATGATCAGATGAAATTGGGCGATGCTGGTTATGAATTATCCAACACTACAGACCCTAAGAAAATCGAAGAATTAACAAACGAAATTCAACGATTACAAACTAACCTTTCAAATTATCGTCATGCAGATGGACTAGATGTAGCACAATCTGTAATCGGTGAAACCGCTGGACAAGGCTACATGATGGCTAAACAAGGCGGTATAGGTGCGGTAGCTGGTGCAGTTGCTGGTGCATTAATCGGTGGCTTGGCTACAGAGGGTGTAGGTGTTGGTGCTGGTGCTGCTACTGGTGCTAAATGGGGTGGCGGTGCTGACATGGCACGGAATATGTACAAAATGTCATTTGGCAATAAGTACATTGAACTCACTCAAAAGAAAGATGCAAACGGCAACCGAGTATACACAGACCAAGAGGCTAATCAATATGCTATGTCTTACGCTGCTATTGATGCAGGTATTGAGTTTGCAGCAACTGCAGCTATGGGTAAAGCGTTTAAAGCAGTAGCGCCTAAAGGTATGATTGCAAAAGCTATTAGTGTAGGTGTTGGTGATACTGTAAAAACCTTTGATAGAGGTATTGGTACAACAGTTGCACAGATGGCTAAGAACTCTATTAAAGCCGGTGTACCTGAACTATTTGAAGAGGGTTTGCAAGATGTAAATGAAAAGGTACAACACAACCTAACACGCAAGGATAATGACTTAGAGGGTTATTATAGCGTAGGTGATATTGCTATTGGTTCGCTTGATGCTATGAAACAAGCGTTGCCAGCGGTAATTGGTTTTGGTGCTATCGGTGGTGCAGTAGGCGGTGTGCGTACTGCAAAGGCTTTTCGTGATTTTCAAAAGTTGACACCAGAGCAACAACAAGCAGCAATCATAGCAGAGCAAAATCGCAATGGTGCAGTCATTATGGATAATGTTCGTAAGGATAGCACTACCAATAAAATCGCAAAAGAAAACCCTGAACTATACGGAAAAATCGTACAAGCACAGGGCGATAAGATTGGTGTATCTACACAATATGTAGATGTAGCGGAATTAGTACAATCTGAAAACGGACAACTTGCTATCCGTGATATGGTTGATAATGGCTTGGTTACACAAGAAGAAGTAAAAGCAGCTATCGAGGCAGATGCACCTGTTGAAATTCCTATTGGTAGTTATGCACAAGTATCTATGAACTTATCTGATGAAACAGTAGATGCATTGAAACAAACCTCTTACTTTACACGTGGCGGTATGTCATTGGCAACTTTGGAACGTGCAAAACAAGAAGTAGATGTAGCAAAATCTGTATTGAAAGATGATACCTCTAAACGTGCTGAACGTATCAAGGATGATATTATCCGTAATGAGTTTGAGGGTGCAAGTGATATAGATCGTGAAGTACTTAATGAGGTACTATCTGACCCTACAAATATTAAACGTAACTTCAATAACTTATTACATACATTAAAAGAACAGTACAGAGAAACCTATGCTAGTGATTTTGACAATGCGGATAAATCAATCAATGATGCGGTAACTACTGGAATTGAACCACAATGGCTGACTGATTATAAAGCTAACAATGGCGGTAAAGCACCACGGACTAATGCAGAACGCAGACGAGCAGCATATGAGTATAGCAGAGCAACTACAACTGCTGACCTTGATGGCAATGCAGATGCACTAGCACAATCTGATGCACATTATGCAGATATGGAACATATGTTGATGCAGATTGAAAGTTTAGAGGCTATGAAAGATAAAGTCTTTGAAATAGCTGATAAGAATGTTGCATTACGTATGAACCTAACAAAAGCAGGGCATGAAGTGTATACAAAGGTTCGTGAACTGTTAGAAACTAGCACTAAAGGTCATATCAGACAACAAGCACATGAAGATGCATTGTTGGTGGCAACTCATGCTGATGTGTTCGCACAAATAATGCGTGAGGCTGGCAACGCACGTTATACTGCTATGGACTACCTAAATACTTTACGATTTGATGTAAATGCCAAGATGAATGGCAAAGATGGTTATGCACAAGCTGCATGGCATGGTTCGCCTTATGATTTTGATGAGTTTGATTTAGGTGGTATTGGCGGTGGCTTAGGGCATCAAGCATTTGGTTGGGGTTTGTATTTTGCTGAAAAGCGAAATGTAGCTGAAAATTATAAGGTAGAGCGTAAATCGAAAAATGAATTTACGTTAAATGGAAAGAATTTATCTGATGAGTATGCTCCTGTTATTAATCAGATATTTGGTGGTATTAATGTAGAGAATAATAAAGAAACTCTATTAAAACGATTAGTATCTCATAGAGAAGATGAGCAAGATAGTTTAGATAGAGTTACTAAAAATTTAAATGAATTAGATGGCATCGTTGAATTTATTACACAAAACAGTAAGTTTACTATTAGCAAATTACCAACACTTGTTGATAGTAAGTTTGAACGAATGGCAACTGTTATGTTAAATGATGCTAAAGCTAAAGCTAAGGCTGATAACAAACGAGTAAATAAAGAGTATCTATTAGATGCTATTGATGAGGAGCGAAAAAAATATAACAAGCATTATATTTTTTATAATGATATTGTTTCTAAAATTTCGTATCTAATTGATAATATTGATAGTTTTGAAGTAACTTCTGGTTCAAAACCAACATTATATAATGTAGAAATTCCAGATGCAGACACAATGTTAGATTACTCAAAACCAATTAACGAGCAGTCGGAATACGTTTTAGATAAAATCAAACAATTAAATCCGACTGATACCAATATGACTGGCAAAGAGTTTTATAATAGTTTGTCAGAGCGTTTAGGTAGCGACAAAAAAGCATCTCTTGAATTAAACAAATTAGGTGTAAAAGGGATTAAATACAAACATGGTCTTACTCATAACTTTGTAGTGTTTGATGATAAGTCTATTCAAATTATCGAAAAGTACAATCAATCTATTAATGGTATGACTACTATTGAATCTCAAACAGAACGTATTGTAGAATTGTTTAAAACTGCTGATAAATCAACATTCATGCACGAGATGGGTCATGTATTCTTTGATGATATTAAGACCTTGGCTGAAATGGAAAACGCACCTGAGCAACTTGTAACAGATTGGAACAAGTTGAAAGAGTGGACAGGTTGGAACGATAACGAAACCATCAATACAGATGCACATGAGAAATTCGCTAGAGGTTTTGAGGCTTACCTAAGAGAGGGTGAAGCACCTACTAAATTCCTTGAGCGCACATTCAGACGATTTAGTAAGTGGTTGAGTGCTATCTATCGTGCAGTATCACGCTTAGGCGGTTTACCACCTAAAGACATTAGGGAAGTTATGGATCGTATGCTTGCAACCCAAGAGGATATTGAGGCATACGCAGAGCAACAACAACTTGAACAATTCGAGAAAACTGAACTCTATAAGCAACTATCCGAGCAAGACCAAGCACGTATGCAATCCTACATCGCTGATGTAAAAGAAAAAGCAAAAGAACGTGTGATGCGAAAACTCATGAAAGAATTGGATAATAGACCTATCAAGGAATGGGAAGAAGAAAATGATGCTATCCAAATTGAAATCGAAAAACGATTGATTGAACAATATCCTATCTATAAAGAGCATCAACGATATAACGTGTTTGGTGAGGGTGCGTTGAAAGATACACAGTACAACTCTATTGAAGAGTTGGAGAAAGTGGAAGTGGAACAAGCTGGTGCTACATTTAACGATGCTATCAATCAAGAAATGGACAATGCGAAAGCAGAGTTTATGCGTGATAACAACGTAGGCAAAACCAATGAACAAATTGCAGAGGAAATCTTGCTATCTACACAAGGTCAGATGAAACTTACCGAAGAGGAAAGTAAGATTATCCAGCAATCTACTAATCGTGAATTGGCGAAGAACTGGGAATTGTTAGAACGCATCCGTAAGCTAGACCCTAATGCAGAAACTATTGATACAGAATTAAGCGAAATCGAAAAAGAGGTTAAACCTACTAAGTACGATGAGTTAAAAGCTGATAAGAAAAAAGTAGATGCTGCTTTGAGTGATACTACTAAGCAATTAGAAAAAGCAGAAGAACGTATCAAACGCTTACAGTATATGCTGAATAATCGCATCAATAATGTTCGTTCTATTCGAGGCGCTGGACTTGGTACAATTTCTGACTACATGAACCGAGCAAGAAAAGAATTAGGTGAGTTGCCTATATCTAATGCGATACAGTTTAAAACGTATCAGAATAAAGCGGTAACTGCTGGCAAGAAAGCAGATAGAGCATTGGCAATCGGTGATGTTGATAAAGCACTTGGCTTTAAGCGTGAACAGATGCTCCAACAAGCGAGAGCAAGAGTAGCATTTGAAAACTTTGAAAAGTCCAAGAAGTTGCGATTGAAATTGAAACAACAATTACAACGAATGACTAGACCTAAAAACCCTATTGCTATTGAACCTAATATGCGTTATTTCTACGCACATATGGCATACCAAATGGGTTTAACTAAGTACGATGGACTAGCACCTACTGATGGTTTTGATATGAATATAGTATTATCCGCACTTGATGTGGATGCACTCATTCTTAACCAACAATCTATGGTTCAATTACAACCTTGGATAGCGGAACTGTTCTACTCTAAAACACCGAAATCTTTCAAATCAATTACGATGAATGAGTTGGAAACCTTAGAAGAACTCATGACTGGGATGTATAAAAACGGCAGAAATGAGTATGAGGGTACAACCATTTTGAATGATGAGGGTAAAAGTGTATCGTTTGAAAATGCAGTACAAGAAATCATCGGTGAGGCTACAGAAACATTTGGTGGTGCAACTGGTGATGTATTCAACATCCTTAATAACCAAACTAAAACAGATGCAGTAAGTGGTAAACTATATGGTTTCCATCTAGCCTTGATGAAAGTTGAAACATTCCTAAGACGAATGGGTGGCGGTAAAAACGGCTTTGCAGTTAAATACATCTATGACCCTATCAGTCGAGCAACGCAAGCGTTCAACGAACGTAAGGAAGTGTCTATGCGTAGATTGGCAAAAGATGTAGGAATATATTCCAAACGTGAATTATTCAATATGCGTAACGAACACCTTTATACAGTTGGTAACTTGTATGGACTTACTAAAGAGCAGTTAATCATGATTGCCCTTAACTGGGGTACTGAAAGCAACCGACAACGTGTTATGGAAACTACAAAGGCAAACGAGGTTGAAATTGAACGTGCGTTCCAAGAACACATGACTGATAAGGACTGGGAGTTTATTATTCGCACATGGGATCATATCAATTCATTCTTTGATGAACGCAGTAAGGTTCAAGAGGAATTATACGGAAACCCATTAAAGAAAGTAGAGGGCTTGACATTCTCTATCGGTGGTCGAAACATTGAGGGGCAATATTTCCCTATTGTTTACAACCCTAAAGTCAATGCATCTGTTAGCGATAACCAAGTTGAAGATATTGCAAAAACTATGGTTAGTAGTAATGCGGTTTGGGGTACTGGTATGAGTGCTACTAAATCACGTTTAGATGTGGTTAAGGATAAATCGTTGTTGCTTGATTTTGATGTAATTCCTAATGCTATCACAGAAGCTATTAACCATGTAACAATGCGTAAGGCGGTAACAGATGTTAATAAGTTAATCTCTAATCGTGAACTACAAAACTATATTGTGGATAAGTTTGGCGCTGATACTTACCAATTCTTGCGTACATGGGTTAGAGATAACTGGCAAGATGAGGCGGCAAAAACAAACGATATTGACCGCTTAATTCTTACATTGAAAAAGAATACATCAACCGCAGTCATGGCTGGGCGTGTATCGGTAGCGTTACAGAATGCGTTAAACATTCCTGTTGCGTTCTATCGTATCGGTGTAGGTAATACTATTAGAGCCATCAATCATGCTGGTATTGGTTTCTATGGACACGGCACAACTACTTATAACAACACTAGAGATTTTGTATTAGGTCAATCAATCTTCATGCGTGAACGTATACAAACATTAGATAAAGACTTGAAACAAGGTTTATCTATCGCTGGTAAAGGCTTGCGTTTAGGTGATACAAATGTTGGTGGTTATAAGGTAGAACAGTTAGCCGACATTCGAGATGATATAAATCAAATGGGGTTCAGATTACTTACAGAAACAGACTTTGCATTATCTATTCCTGTATGGAAATTTGCATATGACCAAAAACAAGCTGAACTCTTTGGTAAAGAGGGTGTAAGTGCTGAATGGGTAGAGCAACAATCTGTTGAAGCTGGCGATAGAGCAGTACGTGATATATTTGGTAGTGGTGATACGAAAGATGCTGCTGCTATTCAGCGTTCACGTTCCACATTCACTCAATTATTCGTTCCGTTCTATTCTTACGCTAATACACTTTATAACATCATCACAGAGGGCAACTATGCACGTAAGGATAATGGTGATTATGCAAGGTTCGTTAAAATGCTATGGTGGACATTAATTTCACAAGCAATCGGTATGATGGCTTACAAAGCCTTAACGAATGGCGATGATGATAAGCCTGAAGATTTAGCTAAGTCATTTATCGAAGAGTTAGTTTCACAAGGTACTATGGGTGTACCAATCATCCGTGATATGTCAAATATGGCTATGAAATACATTCTAGGTGAAAAGGTATTCAATAAAGGTAATAGCGTTATGGCTTTAAGTATCGTTGAGAAATTCTACGATTTAGGCAACGCAATTATGAGTGATAAAAAAGATGGTATCGATGTAGGCAGAAGTTTCAGTCAGTTAGCAAACCGAGCAACTGGGTTTAGTGATACTGTAACTGATGGCTTGTGGACATTAGCTAAATTTGGTTTCACAGATACCGATGCATCCTTAGAAGATGTAATCATGGCAGTAGCGTTTGACAGACGATTAAAAACTAAAAAAGAGAAAAAGAAACAACATTGATAAATAAGGACTATCCATAATGGGTAGTCCTATTTATATACAACTGAAAGGGGATGTTAAATTGACACCAGAAGTACTTAAACCATCTGTAGTGTATCAATGTGATGGGGTTAATAAGAAGTTTATTTTCCCATATGATTTCGTGCAAATCGAGGATATTAAACTAACTATCGTTGATGAAGATGGCACAGAGGCGGTACAAGTAGGTAATATCGATTATGACGAAAGCACCAAATCGGTAATTTACCCAGCTAATGGGGATGCACTAGCAGTAGGGCAAAAGGTTATCCTAGAACGTAAGACACCTATTTCACAAGATATGGACTTGCCTGATGAATATCCATTCGAGAATATCGAACACGCTACCGATAAGATTGTACTTATCTTACAAGAAATGAAAGCTGATTTAGATAGATCACTTAAAATTCGTGTAGATAGTGATAAGAATGCAAATGAAGTTGCAAAAGATATTGTTGAACGTTCTGTAAAAGCAGCTAATGATGCCATGAACGCTATGAATGTAATTAGTGAAAAGTCAGATAAGATTAACGCTAACGCAGACATAATCAACAGATTAGGCGAAGAAATCAAAACCATTGCCTCTACTGTTGATGATAAATTGGCAACGGCTAATACGGCACTTGATACATCCTCAACTAATGTTGCTACGGCAGAGCGATTAGTAAGAGATGCAAAGGCTTACGCTGGTCAAACAACTGTTGATAAACGAGATATTAATAATCTTGTAGACCAAGCTAAGACCTTAAAAAATGACATCGATAATAAACAAACCTCTATTGCAAGTAACGCTATCAAGGCAACAGATGCAGCAAAACGTGCAGAAGTCGCAGCAAGTAAAGCGGAACAAATCGCCTTGCCTAATGGCGGTGGGTTAGTTACAAAAACAGAGGCTGATGCTAAGGATCAAACCAAAGATAGTTTGTATGGGATAGTTTCCGTAAAAGATTTTGGAGCAGTTGGTGATGGTGTAGCGGATGATACCGCAGCATTTAAACGTGCTAATGATAATTTAAAAAATAAGATATTGTTAGTACCTAATGGCATCTACAAAATTAATGAACATCTAACTTTCAATACAGTTGATAGCGTAATGGATATGGGTACGTATAACAACGTGAAACCATTCTATCCTACTGAAACACCAATGTTAAAAGGTGCATCTAACATCGCATTTGTGAAAAACATCCAATATGGCGATGAGGTCAACCAATGTCAAGGCTTTACCTACAACGATAAAAAGAATGTATTCGTGTTAGCTTGTATTAGCGGTGATGGTACTAATCAAGTGTTATATGAACTCAACTCATCCACGTTTGAAATCGTAGGTACTTACAAATTTAATGACCCTGATAAGATGGGGCATTGTAACACCATGTGCTACAACAAGTACACTAATAAGATTTACCTTGCCAACGGCTTAAAAAATGGTAACAACTTAACAGTACTTAACGCAGACACAATGCAATATGAACGTACTATCACATTGAATGAACGTGTATTTAATATTGGATATGACCCAATCACACGGACTTATGTAAGCATCGTACCTATTAGCGGTCAACAACGATTACGAGAAATCAACTTATACAACGATGATTTCAAGAAATTAAAAACATATCAAGTCGATTATGAATATGATGATTTCAATAACAATGGTGCTTTCATGTTGAATGGTTGTATCATGAGTGCAACGCTTGGGAGCTTGGTAGAATGTACACCATTTGGCACAGTTAAACAGATTATTGAAATCAATAGAACTACTGAAATCGAAGATATAGCTTATTACAACGGAAAATTCTATTTTGCAGTTTTAACAGAAAAACCAAACAAGCGACACCAAGTTGATATTTATGTTGGTGATCCAAATAAGGACTATCAAAACTCAATCAATACTGCACGATTAGCAACGCTTGATTATCTCAAACTAACAGGCGGTACATTAAGTGGCGCACTTAAAATGGCTAATAATACCTTAATCGAGGGTTATAAACCTGACGGACATGGTGTTGGCATGGCTAAAGTATCTACT